TTACTTAAAGGTCGCTTGAGCAATACCACGACGATCCAATACCTTCGACATCAAGTCATAAGTAATGCGGAACTTAGCACCGTCACTGCTCCAACCGTCGCCCGTTTCTAGCCATGGGTCTTGCTGGCCATCTAAGAAGCCCATCACGACGGTATCAAAGTCTTTACCTGTTAACGCCAATGCGCCATTCACATCGCCCACACGCGCTGTTTCAATCACCTTGCCAAACTTCTTATAAGCGGGGTTAAAGACATCCGGTTTGCTTGCCGTATTCAACACAGCTTCAAACATCGAAGCGTGGTCTGGACTGGCAATCAAAATCTCACCGCGCAAATCTAACGCATCACCTTGACCCGCTTCACCACTCAGTGGAATGGTGGTGGCCGTCGCAAACACCTTATGCAGCGCCATGATCATCGCCGCGTAATCGCCTGCTGGAATTTCATTGATGAGGTTACCCCAACCTTTGTCTTTGCCCGCTTTAAAGACATTGCCACCATCGGCCATCTTGCCAGCGAGAATCGCGTTAAACATCAGCTTGTCTGACAGACGATAACCAGACTGCATGAATTTACGTGGCACCTTCGCCACTAAGCCAATTTCATCATTAATGATGGCATGACGAGTGAACTGAATTTCACGGCCAAAGGTCGCCAGCTGAATGCGCTCACCGCTGCCTTTTAAGACTGCAGCTTTGTATTCACCATCTTCCGAGACTTTCATCAAGTCCGGCGCGTCGTTGACCATCACCAGCTCAGTTTCACGAAAATCCGTTAAGTTTTCTACGTTCGCCAGCTCACGCCACATCGGGGCTCTGGCTTGCGCTTCATCGCGCATCACAGTGCGAATGCCCTCGGTGATGATGTCGCCAAAATCCCCTGAGTTAAACGCTCGGTTAACCAATTCATTCTTGGTGATAGCGCTTCGTGCATTTACATCAAGGCACGCTCTCGCCATATTCAGCAAAGACTCATGGCCAAACGCGTTGTCTTTTTCTAAGTTTTCCACGCCACAACGTGCGTTTAGGGCATTTTGCAGTTCATCTTTCACATGATTGCCGTTGCCTACTCGCATGTGTGTGGCGGTTAAGTTCGCTTCAGGTTCTTGCTGCCCTGCCGCCGATTGGCTGCCAATACTGTCTAAAATCTTAATGGACGCTTTCCCCACAGAGCACGTTAAGTCACTCAGCATGTCATTGGTTAATGCGTCGCTGACTTTATGTTGAGCGCACAACGCACGAATATCCGCTTGGCGTTGGTTCTCGGCTTTTACAGCGTTTTGTAATTCTTCATTTGGGTTCGGCATGTCGCTTACCTGCTTGGATTTAAGTGTTTGAGGTTCTTTTGGCTCTGCAGACGCTGCCAAAGGTGTCGGTTCATTGGGTTGGCGAGTGAGTGAGTTGATCAGCTCATCGGGCGCTTGTTTGAAATGCTTAAAGTCAGATTCATCAAAGCGCTGTAATGAGTTACTGAGGTCGACCGCTTCCACCACTTCATCGACCAGCCCCCAATCTTTAGCGGCTTGCGCGGTGAACCAGGTTTCGCTTTCCATCGCGGTGAGCACATCCTCAAGTGGTTGGCCCGACTTTTCCGCGTAGGCTTCTGAAATGGTTTTTGTGGCCGCTTGTAACTGTTGAAGCGCGGAATTGATTTCTTTCTCACCGCCCCACGCTCCGATTGCGGGGTTATGGATCATCAACATGGCATTTTCAGGCATACGAATCGAATCACAGGCGAGCAAAACATAGGTAGCAATACTCGCGGCCATGCCATCAACGATGCCGACCACCTTTCCTTTATGCGCTTTGAGTGCGTTGTACATCGCTAAGCCTTGGTAAACACTGCCACCGCCACTGAGCATGCGCAGTTCGACCTCTTTACCATTGGCCACTTGCAGTGCCGCGATGATTTCCGTTGCATCAATGTCCCAAGCGCTGATGTCTCCATGCACCCAGACCTTAATCACATCGGCTTCATTTTTGAGCGTGTACCAGCTCTTATTTGGCTTTGGCATTGTTTGCCTCTTCTGTTTTATTGTTGGGCTTTGTCGCATGAGCAGGATCGGACGTGCTCACGATGTGCATATCATTCATTTGTTGTCGCTCCGATTGAATTTCACGGCGAGTAGACAAAGGGTTAATGTTGCGCTCACGCTGCGCATGACTGAGCGAGTACAACCCCAAACGCGTTCCCTTCTCTACGCCCACCATCTCTTTACCAGGATCAATCCATGGCATAACAGGCGCTTGATAAATCGCATTCAAAATGGTCGCTCGGTCAACGTCAGCAGGAATTTTGACTTCGCCAGCCAGCATCGCCATCTGCAAAGCTTGTCGATACTGTGGACGAGTCCAGCCCAGAACGAACTTACGCTGCAGCACTCGATAGCGACTGAACGAATCGATCAACTCTTGGCGCTGCGCAGAGTAACTGCCGTTACTGTAATCTCGGGTCACGCTTGAGTTATTCACCCCTGCGCCCCCACTGGCCAGTCGCAGCTGAGCATTTCGAAAAGGACTGCTCATGGTTTCTTTGCGGTTGTTCTCCACCACACCGGCATCTTCACCGGGTGCCAGTTCAAACGAGTTCCCCATACCTAAGAACAAATCACCGCCGCGATCGAACGCGTCCGATGTATTTGAATTCAATGTTGGATCTCGTTTGATGTAATAAGCAAAGCGGCTCGCTATCTGAGCGCTGATGCGTTCCGATTGATCGTAATCCTCGATGTCATCGACCAAATCTAAAATCGAATGCAAAAGGGAAATGCCACGGTTTTGATGAAAGCGTCGCGTGAACTTCAAATGGCAGACAAACTGCGCATCGACATCCACAAACTCAAACCCTCGGGCGTCTCTTTGAATCAAATAGCTGATGGCTTGGCCAAGCTTGTTTCGCTTAATACCTTCAAACAATCCCCCTTCGGCTTCCGTGATATGCGAAGGAATAAAATCAGGCTCAAACGGCTGCACTGCAAAGGGCGTCTCAGTTGGGTAAATCAAATCCTTATGCTTACCCATGAACATTCGACAAAACACCTCGCCATCGCGAAACCAAGTTCGCCCAGCCAGCCACTCGGTTTCGGCGCGAGACTGCTCAGCATCGATGTTTTGGTTTAATGAAAAGTTATCCCACCAGGTCATGATCGCCTGAGCGCATTCAATATGAACCTCACCTTTACGGTTCAAAGGTTGAGGCTCGACCATGATGCCATTCGGACCAATCACGTTAGCGCAAAGCTCATCCAAAATGGCCGTAATAAATGGGTTGTTTTCATCCATGTGACGCGCACGTTGATACACCGCTTTCGCGCCTTTGTTCAACGCATTGGCATCACCTTTCGATTGCTTATTGGCTTTTTTGGTGTGCGGATTTCGAGGAAGGGCGGCGTTGTATTTATTTAAAAGCCGCCGGTCATAAGCGCGCTCTAACCCTTTGCGAGGGCTAAATACCGCCACGAGTTTGTCGATCAAGTTTGGACTACTCAAGATAATTTCTCCGTATCATAGAGCGTCGCCCTCCTTGAGCTTGCAGCGCGATAATACGCTGTAAGCGCTCAATCTCTTTGCGCACCGTGGCTAAGCTTGCCAAGGTCAACTCTTCGCCTTCTGCCGTCTTAACAGACTGTTGCTGTAAGATTTTCTGTTCGGCTTCTAGGTACCACTGCAAACGGTCTTGATTGGTTGGTATCGTTAAACTCATCCGAAAATACCTCTTGAGTGGTTATAACGTTTCTTAGGCTTGCGCTCGAACACTGGCTGTAAGTCAGCATCAATCACATTGGGGTTAATCTGCCATTCTGACGCCCAAGGTGGCGCACTTTCCCAATGGATGTCATCCCCACCAAGAAAGTGCATTCCGGCTTCGGCATACGCGCACAAATCAAAGCTCTCGTTTCGGGTCTTATCAGGACAAATCCATTGGCCTTTCTCATCGATAAATTCCGCCGTCAGTTCATCGAACCACTCTCTTTGCGCCCATGCGGGTAAATGAAAATACCGAGCGCCAAATTCTTCTCGAGAGTAGCTGGCCACCACACGGTTTTTAAGTCGATTGGTGTGCAGCAGTAATAAGGGGATCTCACCATGCGCCAGTTTGCTGCGCTTATCTGGGTAGGATTCTTTAATCAGTGAATCCATGTCTTTTTTGCTGGCCCCTTTTACTAGGCGAAACAAATGAGACAATCCTTTCGCTTTAAGCCGGTTATAAAACTGGTAAGCAAAATCGGTCACTGAGGTTTTCTTACCGTCTTTTTCCGCCGCCGAGCCACCCGAATCACACAGCGTTAAGATCGGTTTCATGACTCGCCCACTGCCATCGGCAACGGGATAAGTCTTTTTAATCACTTGCTCAATCAGTAAATCCCAATCTTCTGCGTAAATGGCGGGATTGATGCGATCGCCGTTTCGATGTGGCGAGGTAAGAATTTCAAAGCGGTCAATCACCCAGCGCTGCAGGCCTTCACCAAACACCTGAGCCTGCACTACAAACCGAGCATTGGATTTACCCCCTTGCACATCGATACTCATGATCAAGAAGCGGCCACCAACAGGCACCACACCACGCAGATAAGGATTGCCTTTGGCTTTTTCCATCAGCTCATGAGCTCCAATATCTTGCCCTTGAGACTGCAGAATATAAGAGCGCCCCATTCGGGTATTGATGAAGGAGATCAGCGCATCTTCATCACCACTGTCTTCATAAATGGCTTCAGCATTGAGGTAGCGATACACCAAGTTTTGCCAGCTGCTGTAAGCGGCTATCACCCCTTCAAACCAAAACGTGGCCCATTTGGTGGTGCGTATCTCAGATTCGTCTTCCACTAACTCACCGTATTGGTTCACCGCCCCTTCACGAAACCATTGTCCGTTTAAGTTCTTACTGTGTTTTTCAACTTCTTCAATACGATGGCCACACCTTGGGCAAGCCACATACGCAGTTTGAGACGAAAGCAAAGGATCCCCTTTGTCGTCCCACTTTAAGGTTTCAAATTCCGGCCTAAAGTGCGTATCACAATCGTCGCACAACCAATAGAAACGGCGTCTATCGCCTTGGTTGTACAGCGAGGCAATCCCTCCGCAAGGCTGCGCTTCATGGACAAGCAACTCTTCTTCTGGTTTAGGATGGCGAACAATACGACCAGGGGAGCTTTCGGCCATCACCATGCCTGAAGACTTCGCGTTTTGAACGCGCATCAGCATCAGCTCAAACTTCGAGCCTTCTTGGCCTACGCCATCGTCAGCTCTGTCGTAGTCGGTCGCGCCGGCATAGCGATAGGTCGACGCTGATAAACTGGTTTCTGTTGCTGAATCTAATTTAAGATTCATGCCGTTTTTAAACTTTTTCGAGGTGATGTTATCGTCCGACTTTCGCCCCGTTCTTAAACCTGCAATGCCTGGCGTCGCTGAAAAGCAGCGGTCTAAATCGGCTTTAGACATATCTGCCGCTTTGGTCTTAGTACTGTAAATCAGCAGCATATCGCCAGGGGCTTGCGTTACCGTGTAGTTGATCCACCCTTCGACTAACGCTTTAGTTTTTCCCGAACGTGCAGGGCCGACCACAATCACCGCTTCATAAATGCGCCTTGCCAAACAGTTCATTGGCTCTTTCATATAAGGCACCAATGAAGATAAAAACTTGGTTACGTCCGTTCCATCAGAAATCCACAAATCTTCATCTGCCGCTTCAATCGGCGTTTTATCGGTTGGCGCACACAGATAAGCGAGCTCTCGCCGTATCTTCCCCGCATCGGCGAACTGAACCCCAAGGCGTGAATCAAACGTGTTCAAGCCCATCGGATACCGCCTTTAAATCAAAATTAAGTAAGTTTTCTAAAGCTTCGAGTTGCTGCGTGGTCGCGGTCGGGATAGCCGACTCGATACGGGTGATCACTTTGTCTTTGAAGCCCTTCACACCGGAGATACAAATCGCGATTTCATTCTCGTAGTCTTCTTTTGAAATGCACTCGTTAGAATCCTTCTGCAGCGCCAGCTTTTCTCGTTCGGATTGAACGTAAGCTCTGAGCTCAGCGGCGGTTTTAAAGCCCATCAAATCAGGAGCATCGCTCTCTTTTAACGGCGCTTTGCACAAATATGGCGTCACCTGAACCACATCATAAAGTGGGGTCTGCCCTTTAAATGCGATAGGCTCAATGCCTGCTGCTTTGAGCTTCTTACGGATCGTTGAACGGTGATAATCGAACGCTTCCAACTCGGTTAAATTCCAAAGTCGTTTTTCATTGTTCATTGAAAGCCCTCTTGAATGAGTCTCGTCTCTCCGAGCGTCACGCCCTTGTTCGCATTAAGCTGACGTTGCTGATTAATGTAGTTCTCTCAAACTCTGCTTGTTCCTTTTTGAATCTTTACTTGCGCTCACATATAAGGAGGTTCAGCAGCGAGCTGAATATGATCATGGCTAACAAGTAAGACAGCGAGGAACCCACGCTTACACCCTTGTGAGGAATGGGTAACGGGCAACAACGGATAACGGTGGACGACCACCCTGCAGTAAGTGTTATTTGCCCGTATTGGGGAGCGCACTGTCGTAACCGTAAAAGTCACGCAAGTGCTCAATTTGGTCAGCGCAATTGCGCCAAGCTTCTAGCCATATGGGATCACGCTCTACCGCTTCACCATAGGTTCGCGGCGGCGCGGTAAAAGGTTGTGGGCAAGAAGTCAGATAAACCGCCGGAGGAAGAACCAAGCGGTCTTGGTACTGGGTGATCACCTCAGTCGAAGTACAACCACTCAGATGAGTCAGGGATAGGCACATCAGCGCATTTTTCATGAACCAATACCTCTTTGATTTTAGTCACAGTGCGAATCGCTGCCGTGTTGCGCTCAGCCTTGGCTTGAAGCAACGTATCAGCGGCCTGCTGCGCTTGGCGAACTTCATCGCTTAAGGTTTTTACCGTGACAGACAATGCGAGATTTTTGTTGAGCGAATCTTGAAACTGGCCTTGAAGCTCACCGTAGCGCTTTGCTTGCTCCTGGTTTAACTCAAACAAGTAAGCAGAAGCGGCTAAGCTACCCAGCAATAAAATTCCCAAGCCAACAAACACCGCTTTTTTAATAGAGACGTTCATAAGCCCCCTATTACCAACCGTTCAAGCAAACTTGTTGCTCTATTTGGCGGCGTTTGACCACCCCTGAACACTGGCTATCAGGGTCTTTGCAATTTTTACCGTTAACATAGACCCAACGTGAAAGCTCTAAGCAGGCTTTTGATGGTTGGTTTTGGTTAAACAACTTAAGCATGGTGGAACGTTTGAAGTTTCCAGCACCAAGGTTGAACACAAAGCTCACCAGGACATCGAACTGAGCTTGAGTAACATCAGCGGTTAAGTTTTGGTGTACGGATTTTTCAGCGGTTTTAATATCGGCAATAAAGTTACGAGCTATGTGCTCTTCACTGACTACATCGCCTTGTTTCACGCCTGTTGTGTGGCCAAGACCATTGGTCCACACATGAGCACTGCATCGATACGCTTGTGTTCGGCACCCTTCGAGGTTAGCGATATGTGCCAAACCTTGTTGGCTGGTTTGCATGTTTGGAGCAAGGCCAAAGACGATGGAAAGCACAACCGCAACAGAGCAAACGGTTTTATTGATTAAGTTTTTCACAGAGCTCTTCCGAAATTCGTTGCTTGCGCACTTCATCAAGCAATTTGAGTTTAATACTGCGGTTGGTGAAGTACGTGACAAACACCATCACCACACCAATCACCGCCGCCCAGTCTTGGATACTGAATGCCCCGGTAAGAGCCAGTAAGCCGCTAGTGAGATATGAAGAGAAGGAACTGAGTTTATCTTGCATATTACTCCCACAAAAAAAGCACCCGACTTTCACAATGGAAAGGGGTGCTTTGTCAGTTATAAACGGTAGAAACGAAAAAACCCCGCCGATTGGGCGAGGTTTTCTAATATAGTAATTCTGCACCTTCCGACAGAAAGTGTCAACTATTGAGTGCTACGTGGCTAAGGGTAAGGAATCTCTTTTAATCGAGTTACAAAAATAGCAAAGCTAGCATCGACCTGAGCAACTTCTTCTATTGCACGTCCTCGCTTAGCGTAAAATTTTGACGAGATATTATCATATGTATCTTTGTCTTTAACCAAAGCAGGCATTGATTTGTCTTTTGCCAGCTCCGCTCGAAGATGACGTTCACAGCTGCGAGTACGTCCATTATGCCGAGGAGCTTTATTATGTAAATGAAAGAGCCAGCACTCTAATGAGTGCACTGATATCGCAAAAATAAGCTTATCTTGATTGGCATCATAAAAACCTTGTTGCCCTTCTTCAATTTTTTCGATAAGTCGCTGACGAACATTTTCTACAATGGCCTCTACAGGTAACTCTTTCCCGCCTTCATGAGTAACAACATCAAATCCTTGTTCTGTTGCCACATCTGTATCTACTTGGATAACAATAAAGCGATGATTTATTACATCATCACGAAAGCGTTTGTTTTCTAAATAAGTAAGTAAACGAGTCCAACTTCCTAATCCAACTTCATCTGTTGCATCAAGTAATGGCTGTAAATAAGAAAGCTCTTCAACGTCAAATTCAAACTCATTCTTATCATCATAAAAACCAAAAAGTACATTTTCTAAAACTATCTGATCGGTAATACCTTCACAAGCTAAACCAAAATCTTTCATTTAGAACCCTTTTGGTAGGCCGCCGAGATAACCTCTAATCATCGCTTCAGATAAGCGTAGTGGTTTACCTTCTGAATCCATAGGCTTTTTGTCTGCGGTAATTCTTTTAGTCTTTGTATGACCTTTCTTATTCCTTGTCACCACAAATAGTCTCTGATCATCATCATTTAGATTGATACCATCTAGCACAGCTGCATTTTGAGTAGTTACAAAAAGCTGTTTATCGTACTTTCGAGCTAATTCGGCAATATACTCCATAACTCTTTTACATAATTTGGGATTCAAAGCCGCATCAATATTATCTATCGCAAATATCTTCGGGGTATCTTTTGAGACAATAAGAGCTGCATAAAATAAGACATACAGAAAGCCCTCATTAACACTATGAAGATTAAATGACGATTTAAGGTATCTATCTTCAATTAATAATTCATCATGCTGTAAAGTCCCATTATCAGGTAAAGAAATCCCTTGATACCAACCGAACAATTTAAGAGCACTTTCTATATCCTTGAAAGCATCAGGCTCTTCTTTTCGAATAACCATTAACAATTTGAATAGACCTTCCCCATAAACACCAAGTGGCTTCAATTTACTATCAATAACCAAATCTCGGAGTTGTTCATTTTGTGGCGAATAAATTGTAAAGTTTTCAAGCTCAGCGAATATATTTGAAACTTGATTTTTTATGTGATCATGTTTATCCGTAAAAGCATCTAGTAAAGTCTTTCCTTTTTCAGTTTGAAAGCTCGCAATGAACTTTTTAACCTGCTTATAATTATTTTCACTATAGTCTTCGCCCGCTAAAACAGAATCAGAAAGCTCAGATAAATCATGCCCATCTCGAACCCATTCAGAAAGTAATGAAGCAATGTTAACCATACTATCAATACCATGAATCATTCGACCGTCCGGTGTTTCTGCCGCATTTTTTTTCTGCAACTCCCACTGAGAATAAGCTGCATTATCATTACTCAGGATATACTCACAGCTTAGCGAACTGCCTTCTTGAGCTCCTTCCCTAGATAAAACAAGCTTGATCGGCTTATCAAATGAATCAGAACTAAAGCGAGAACGCATAAACTCAGGAGATGTCGTTCTAACTCCTCTAACCTCTAGGAAAGTATCATTAAGTTGATTAGCTACGGCTGCACCAGCAAAAGTTAAAGCTTCAAGAATCGTACTTTTCCCAGCTCCATTTTCACCAATAAATACGTTCACACGGCCAAGGCCTAACTCTAGGCTTTCAGCAGATTTAAAGTTCTCTATTTCAACAGTTTTTAACATTCGCTATTGTTCTCCTCATTACATATAACGCACAATAAGTGAAGTAGCATGAACTGCTCAAACTTCGTGTGACACTATAATGACCCTACTGCCAATTAAAACTTAAAACGCCACGCGTTTCCAGTTCCTCTTGAGCATATCATTATAGAATCACGCTATTTCCCCAAACACGCTGCACTTTCAACCAATTTTTGAGCTTTTTCATTCAGCGAATTCTGAATAGATTACAAAACATGACATATTTCAGGTTGAGGTTTGTACCTGACACAAGCCTTGCTTCCTAGTCACTAGAATTTGCTATCGTAATGATAGAGATACTCTCACTACCCTGTTCGAACGACCTTACGCACTATACCTCACCTTCTAAAACTTTCGCCATACTCTCTTCTTGTTCATACCTTCCCTGCAACGCCAAAGCGGCGGCACTGCGCTTATCCACCAAGCGTTTAACCAACTTACCCAAAATAGATTCGTACTTCTTAAAGCGGGAGAAGGTAACGGGTAAGGTTTGGCAGAAGTAAGCAAAGCGGGTTTCTTGTGTCCAGCCTATACGGCCACCATCGCAGCATGGGCAGGTTCTTCTTGCTCGGTTTTTGGCAACGTATTTGCCGCTACCATTACATTCAGGGCAGACTTGGCCGAACTGCTGCGTCGCTTCTGCAATCGCGGTAGAGACTAAGGCTTGGAGCGCTTTATCTGGGTATGGGCCGCGCCATGTTTCCATTAGCGTGTTGGCCTCAATCAAGGTGGCTTGGTATAGCTTTTTCAATGCAGGCTTGTCTTGCAAGCACTCAACGAACAACACCAGAAACCCTACTGGCGATTCTTTCCATGCAAGGCCGACAATTGCCAGCTGCTCATCCTGAGAAAGCAACCCCTTACCGCCTAGCGATGGTTCGTAGTTGATCCCTTTTACATTGAACTTTGCCAGTAGCTTTTCAAATTGCATTACGCCCTTGCTCCCATTGCTGCGACCCTTGCGAACACCGAGTTCTTATTGAACTTGTTTGGGTCTGGTCTTGTAATTTCATTGATGGGTTTAACATTCGATTTGTCGGCTAAACGCATCGTACTTCTTGCAGGCAGTGAACCTGCTTTCGCTTTTTCAGCATACTTCTTCAATGCTTTACGATGTTTGGCCCTGGCTTCCCGCTCACTTAGTTGCCCACGGCAAACAAAACCCACTTCTTGCGAAGCCCAATACTCGATATCCCCTTTGGGCTCACAGCGCAGCATTCGCGTAAATGCTTCATCGATATCAACCAGCTCTTCACGGCCCATATTAACGAACTCAGGCAAGCTTGGCGGCCACGCATCCCCTTCTAGCAAAGCTTGGCTTACGGCTCTTCGAACATCAGTTGCCGACATCGTGGAAATCGCTTGAGTCCAAGTCGATGGTAGTACCTTGTAAATCCACTTCGCCCCGTACCCTTCCACAAACTTCGCTTGAATCCAATCCTCCACACTCAGGTGCAAAGTCTGGTTGCCCACTTGGTGCGGCAGTGTGTCCGTAGCGGGCGAGCAATTCTGTGTTGTGTTGTTCAACTCGGTTTGCTTGTGATCCTGTGGCTGAGTTGCTTGATTGAGCAATGCTTGAGTGATTGATTTCATGGTCGTCGTTCCATCGTTCTTGATTCAAGTAAGTCGTTAGGTGAAGCTTGTCGAAACCAAACTGGCGGTTTGCAACTCGGTTTTCGACGTCCAGGCAAAGCATGTTAGTGAATACCTCTGGAGGTTCACTTTGCGCTGTCACGATGCTTTTGAATTTTGCTAACGAATTCTTCTTCGATTTCTTGGTAGGGAATGCCGCCCATAGCCGAGCAAAGCAAGATTCAACCACCGACACATGATCTTTATTGTTAGTAGTCTCTGGTAGTCTCTGTGTAATCTCTGTTTTAGTTTGGCGCTTTTGTGCAGCACAGGTTGGCGTATTTGTACTGCACTGCTTGGCGCATTCCGCCAAACTAGAATGGCGTAATTGTTCAATCAAGTTTGGCTCATTGATTTTGTAGAAAATACGGCACGGAACACCCTGCTTTTTCTCTTCAAGAATGGATAAATCACGCAGTTTTTTTCGAGCTGTATCTAACTCTCTACGCGTCATTCCGGTTTCATCTTCCCACTCAGCTTGAGTTTTATAGAAGTAACCGGATGCGTTGGTTCTACGGCTCCAATAAATCGCTTGGCTTAGCATTAATGCGCCCGTAATGCCTATACCTAGCTTGACGAATGGCCGATGAAAAGCGATGGGCCTATCTAGGAATTCGATCACTTAACCGCCCTCGCCTTCATAGTTTGTAGGATTTGCTTCGCTTTATTGCGCGACACCACATAACGACAATTGCCGTTGTTTGCTACCCACAGCATTTGGCCGTGGTAATTTTGATAAGAAAGACTCATTGCACAAAGTTCTCTTGTTTTGCTAATTAGCGTGGTTAGTAAATGCATTCAGGTGGTCAGCCTTTTTGCGCCATCAATGTTTCTAAGTATTTGAGTAATGGATCATGAGAACCGGCACTCTCTTGTAACTCTCGGTAAGCATCGCGAAGTTGGTCAGACGTGGCATGTTCACTGAGTAAAAGTATCGAACGGAGTGCTTCAGATGACTCTTTGCTAAAATCGGCGAGCAGTTGATCACGGTTCGCCATGGTTTGACATGAGCCAATAGCCGCAACCGAATATCCAAGCGGATTTAGGAATTGATTCAGTGCAGCTGTTGCCCTAGCTTTAGGTAGAGCTGCAATAATTGCAGGCAACAAATCCATAACGTTAGCTTTGGCCTCTGTGCTTGTTCGGCTGACATAGCGAAATAGATTTTGAGTGTTGTTTGGATTGTTCAAAGCCGACGGTACTTTGAGAAGGTGTTCCCTTTGGCAGTCTTCCTCTTCGTAGATTTTCATCTTGTGATAGAAGCGAGAAATATATTCCGCAATTTGTTCTTTCGTTGCATCACTTCGCCAAGCGACAACCGCGTTATGCATAACGCTTTTTAAACTGGGTTGCATGGTTATTCCTTACTGGTTGTTTATCCAGAATGTTGGTGATCAGGTCTATCAGTTCATTTCAGTTAGTATCTTCATGGTCAGTTAACAACTCTTTTACTGACACCTCGCCCCTTGTCGCTTCTGATATTGCACGAATATATTTTGCTGGGGCTTGGTGTTTTCGATTAATCCAATTCCAAACATGGGATTGGCTTACACCTAAAAGCTTTGCTAATGATGTTTGACCTCCTAGAATTTCAGTAGATCGTTCAATAGCGGACATTTCAAACCTCTCAATAACTAACTTTAGTTGTTATTTGAATACAACTTAGGGCAATTGTCAATTAACACATTTTGTTGTGATAATGAACATCACAGTTTGAACGCATTTAAAAATGACAACTAGAGTGGAAGGAAGAAAAGAATGAGCTTAGCTGAGCGGGTCAAACAAAGACGAAAACTACTTGGTTTATCCCAAGCATCGTTAGCTGAACTAGTAGGAGTTGCGCAGCAGTCAATTTTTAAAATTGAAGGTGGCGTCACAACTAAACCTAGAAATATCATCTCTCTTGCTAAAGCCTTAGAATGCGATGCATCTTGGTTACTAACCGGTAAAGGTTACTCGAATCCTGAACAGGGCTTCGTTAATTCCGAAAACCTAGTTGTACCTCTTCTAAAAAGAGTCCCTTTAATAAGTAATGTACAAGCAGGCAACTGGAAAAGTGTGCAGCTAAACCTTGCTGATGAAGAGTTTGAATGGCAATTTACACCCGCAAAAGTAAGTGATGATGCCTTTGCATTGCGAGTTACTGGAAACTCGATGACCAACCCCTTTGGCTCTCCTTCTATACCAGATGGCTCAATAGTCATAGTTGAACCCTGCTCTGCACCGGATAGTGGCAAGATTGTTGTCGCGACACTTAATGATGAACCACAAGCAACCATCAAAAAGTTAGAAATTGATGGGCCAAATAAATTTTTAATCCCTCTAAATCCAAGCTATCAACCAATCCCTATTAACGGTAACTGCCGTATAGTTGGCTTTGTAAAACAAGTAATTATGGATTTATAGTCGACCGAAATTACTTACTTCAAACCAAAACCTGCATTCGCAGGTTTTTTTACGCCCACAAAAAACAACTTTATGTGTTGACATTAATTACACACTAGGTGTAATTTAAATAACAACGTAATGTGTTAGAGAGAAAAGAATGAACCAACTACCTATTGAAACCATAAATCAAACTCTAGAAGGCTCTAAAGCCATTCAATTACATAGAACGAGCTTCGAGCACTTCCTAGCAAAGATGCCAAAAAGCGACCCGTTTTATGACGAACTAGAACAACTCATTCAGCTAAGTGATAAGTGCAAAAACTTGGAAGTAAGCGTTGGAAAAGAAGACGCCCAAACCATTCATCAATTCAATGCTCTTTCTGACCAATTGAGCAGTAAGTTGAATTCAATGGTTCTACCAACTAACTAGGAGATTCAAAGTGACAGTACCAATTGAATTCCCAACATGTGAAAAGCCCGAACTTTCAGCGCGTATCTTAAAGCGATACTCCAAAGAGATTGCAGCGCTAACCACCCGATGCTTCGAGCTCACCATGACGACTGCCCATGATGTGTTTTTTGACTTCTCGGCTCATGTTCAAGAGATCAGTGTTCGCACTCACGAAGGTGGGTATGACGCTTTTGCAAATAATGAAGTGAATTTTGAAATCTATATTGAAGCAGGTAGTGGCCAAGACAAAAAGATAACCAAATGGTTTAAGGACACCAATAAGTACCTAGATGAATTAACGTAATAACACCCTACTTACTTTGTGCAATGAGACTTTAACCAAGGGCTGACCACCCTTTTATAGCTAAGGAACAACCATGTTAAACATCGAGCAAATCGCTACTAATGCAGTAAAAAACACACTCGCTTCAGCTGAGTTACAAGAAGCAATTGAGAAGAAAATTGAAGAAACGATCACCAGCGAACTTACCGACTTTTTCCGTAGTTATTCTGACTTTGGGAAAGAATTTCAAGACACGCTAAAAAGCCAACTAAAACTGGATATGGATAACCTTGGCATTCTTGAATACAACCACTTTATCACTACGACTATCCGTGAGCGTTTTAACAAACACATTGAAGGTCCAGTGGTAAACCAAGTCGATACCCTGCTAAACGAGATCTGTCCTACAGCAGGCGAAACGGTTCAATTTGATGATTTGATAACCATGTTGAAAGGTGGGATTACAGATCATGAATGTGACCATTCTGGAAGATTTATGGTGTGCTTCAAGCGTGAAAATGAAAACTGGAACTCGAGCTTTATCAGCATTGGATTTGATGGGGAAGCTGAATCAGATAGCTATCGCTCTAACGACAATAAAAGATTTAGTGAATGTCGTGCATCCATAGAAGTGGATATCAACACCCGTAAAGTAATTGGCTTCGACATTAGCTCTCAAGGCAGCAGTAAAAAAGCAAAAGTAATCACATTCAAGCGCGATTTTGAATCTTATCTATTCCGAATGTATGCCACAGGAAGTGTTATAGATTTTGGTGACATCCACGATCAAGTTATGGAGATTGGAAAAGGCGAAGAAATATCAGCTTACGATATGGATATTGAAACTGGCTACGATTGGGCAAACGACTAAAACAAGAAAACCCTTATCGGTGACCAAACCAATAAGGGCTTACTTTGTGCAATGAGACTTAGAACTAAAGAACCAAACCTCACAATCAGTATATAACTGGCTGACCACCAATTTCAAGTACTTAGACTGATTGCCAGGTTTCACCCAGAAACCAAAGGAACTTTGTGTAATGACGACTTCCCTACTTCGAAACTCTCAGGAAGAGTTTATCCATAAAAATATTCATCAAATATTACTTGGTGAAGGTTACGAACACCACGAAGCAAATCGCGCATGTAATTTTGCGATTGAAACCTACCGAACCACCGCTTCGTTCGGAGGCCGTGGTGGCAAGTGTTTCGACTTTTGCTTAGCAAAAGCTCGCCAGTTACTTTCTCCAATGAAAAAGACAGCGAACTCTCGTAAGCGTAAGGCCGAAAAATGAATGAAGAACGCAAGCGCAAACAAGCTGCTGCTCGCGCACAGCGCCTAAGGGATAAGCGTAAGACCAGTGGCAATAACGATATCAGAGTGACGTTATCACCAGATGAAATGACAAAGCTTGATGATATTTGCCAGTTCTTTGCTTACCCAAGTGAACCTTACACCCTAGTAGAAGCTTTGCAGTCACTTATTTACCGTATTCATGCCGAGATACCAAAGATTGAAAGCGACCTCGGCTGCTGCGATAAATGTGGTGAACAGCTACCAGAAGGCTGCGCTAAGTTACGCGAAGGCGGTTTGTTTAATGGGGACGCAATGTGTTGGCACACAACAAACCGAGTACGAATTATGCCACCAGCAAAAGGAGTAGCCAAATGATCAGTTTCGCCGTCTATGCCGTTATTTGTGCGGTGTTTTATGTTTGTTATATGAAAAATTCAGTTAAGAGAGGAAATCAAAATGGCTAATTCAACGATAAACCTAGCAACACAACGCTTTTTCATCAGTGATAAAGAGGTTCGTGAAACTCTTGGTATTAGCCAACCTACTCTGTGGCGTTGGACTCAAGAACTTGGCTTCCCAAAAGCGGTAAAAGGGATGAGAGGAAAGCGCCCATACAAAGAGTTCATTGAATGGGCGAAAGAGCGCGGGATGATTTGATGCTAAACCAGAGCCTTAGAGATATCTAAGGCTCTGGAAAACAGTTAAATCAACTTATCTCCATCTGTAGACCAGCGATAACGAACAAATTCGTTAAACTGTGGCTCATCAGCATGTTCTAATACAATGACTTGTGGCTTAAATCCAATTTTAGGGTCATTTTCAAGCTCCTCCAAAAACTCTCGAATTACACTAAAAATATTGATTACTTGCTTTATATTCTCATCTAATTTTTCTTCGCCTAAAAGTGCCGAAGTATCATTAGATGAGAAGCGGTAAGTCACTTTAGGGAAGTATACTTGGCTGGGCTGATCAAGAAACAACATCGCTGGAATCACGGAATTTGACTTTGCGATCAACTTTAATATGGATAAAAATACAGCAAGATGACATGCTAGCCAATTTGCCCCACTACCCATTTCAGACAATCGAATCTCTTGCTTGTTACAGTAATAATAAAATGAAAAATCTTCAGTCTTAAATTTCATTTCTCCATCACGCAAATCTTCTTCGAAGTCCAGCTTATCTTTAAGTTGATTCATAGTCTCATTTATTAAAGTATTTGCCTCTGAGAACCTATGCTCCAAACCGTAACCTTTCAAGGTTTGACGGTACTCTTCCAATTCCCCTTTCATATCCATCAATTCTAGAGGCTTTTGCTCTTGTTTTTGAGTCTCAACGATAAGTTCTAAAGTTGCTTCAATACGGCCTTTAACTTGATTTAGAGCGTCCCTAACATTAGTGTTATTTTTAACCTTATATAATTTATTTAACTGCCTAATCTCAGCATCAATCTTAGATATCTTATATTTCTGATTGTCCCGTTTAAGAAGTAGTGAACTTAATGATTTTGAGCTATCCTTTTTGTAGTTACCAATCCGAGACAATTCATTAATCAAAGAGTCTCTCGACTCTTTCACGGCTTTCACTCTCGAATCAACACTTTCAACTGAAGAACTGCAAACAGGGCAACTTAACCTATCAACTTCTAAGCTGTTTGATGAAACACTAGTTAACTTTGTTATAGAGCTTGCATATTCAGATGATTCCAACTCACTAGCTTCAATTAAATCTATAATTTGATTGTAATTATACAGCTCCCGAATCATATCGCTTTTTTTATTTTCTAGGTGATTTAACTGCTTTTTAAAATCAACATTTTGCTCTGAGTTAATAGGAACCGGTGGCAAGCTCCTAGCTATTTCCCTAAGCCTTGAAATAGAAGAATCATTCTCATCAAAACGAATGTTGAGAATCTTATAATATTGAAGAATGGGTTCAAGTAATCGTCGTTTTTGCTCTTCGGAAGTTAACTTGAGCTTCTTTTCTTCTTTTTCAGCCTTTTTTATTTCTTTATCGAGTCTATCAGCCCTTTTTTTAATTCTATAATACTTATTATCAACCCAGCCCATGAATATCGGAAATTGGTCGATTACGGACTTCCCTTTCAGAAAATCATCAAACCGGTAAAACAAACTATGTTTATTTGCAACTAGGTTTTGATGCTGAAAAAATAGTGATGTAGCATTTCTGATCGACACTTTACCTTTGTTTCTTCCGTTCACTTCATCTTCAGGTAAAGATGTGTCATCCACTGATAGGCCTAAATGCTCTTCAAAATCTTGCTGTACTTCCTCTCGACTTCTTGTGTTTATCAAAGAGAAATAATTGGCATCGATGTCCTTTTTTGCATCAAATTTGGGGTCGTACTCTACCGAGAAATAACACTTTGTAGGTTTAGTTTTCGATCTCCCAATAACTATAGTCTTTTCATTGCACTGAAAGACCGAGCAAAATATTTCCGTAAAGTTAGTAACAATCCCTACAGGAACCGTCGAACGTTTGGAGAATAAGCAGAAATCTACTATTTCGATTAGGGCACTTTTCCCTGTTTTGGAATCTCCAGTAATAATATTAAGGCCATTAAAAAACTCTAACTCACGTTTTTCACCACCACTACCTATTAGAATTATATTTTTTAGGAAAGCCTTCATATGTTATTCACTTTAGTTTTAAGAAAGACATTAACATACCCTTCTTTTGCAAAAATAGACCCTAAACTATAAGCCGCTTTAAAACACTCAAGCTCAAATTCAGTTGCTAGTTCACGTCCATTTGAAGTGTACTCTCCTTCTTTCGAGGAAGGTTCACCATACCCCCCATGAACGCTAAAATAATCACCAACTGTAACTGAACAAACTGAGTTTAAATAAACCAACCCATCATTTGTTACTTGCTTTGAATGTTTTACTTTTTCGTTGATGAAAAACAGCTTGTCCTTTAACTGTTCACTTTTATTAAGAAATGCAGTTTTAAAAGTACTCGTAATCTTCATTGATTGTAGCTTTTCTCGAAAGTCTGCATCCATGACAATGGGAATAACGAGGTAAATCAACTCAAACTTAGCACCTCGTTCATCAATACGTTTTGACCCTAAGCTAAAATTATATAAAATCTCTGACACTAACATTGGTGAGTACTTTAAGTTTTTAATATCGCTTGGTTGCATTAATCAAAGTCCTCTAACTTAAACTTCCAAGTATACTTTTGATTATTTATTGCTTCATGGGCCTTACCTTTCATAAAATAAGCCTTTGTATCAGACACATCAGGAAGCTCTAATATAGAGCTATTGCAAAAATCAAAATAAGCATCTCTTGACGCTTTTTGGGATTCTTTTGTTCCCAAGTCGGTTTCATCAATATCATACGAAGCTTTACTTTTATAACCTCGCGCCTTGCTTACAACTTCTATTGAGTATTGCTCTATGATTTCAGGCATAATGTCAGGCTTCAAATCTATCAAACTTTCTTCGCTTTTCTTGGATTGAAAGTACTCGTTTAATGCAACTCCCCTATCGACGGCTCTTAAACCAATATCTTTATATTCATCAATAAAGATAAACTTATTCGACTCATTTGAAACGCACTGAGAGTTGTTATCTGGAAAGGGAATTTTATCACCACCCCAGCGATTCACCTGGTATTGGAAAGCATCATCAAAGTCATTCATATTAACTCTCCAATAATGCCTATCCTCTATTGCCCTCTGATTTACATATGAATACACCCAATGAAGGACACTCTCTCGATAACTTTCTTTCAAGCACCTAAGCTTACTCATCTCAAGAAGTTGTTCCCATTGTTCCTCCACTCTCATACGAGAATGGTTAATTGTAAACCTTGAAACTATGCTTAATAGTTCATCATCAGTTGAGTCATTGAGTATCTTTCTATAAAGAGGTTCCGTTGTGCTACATGGAGTGAAATCTTTTATTTTTTCTAGACGGCCCTGCGGTGAGGCTCCATTCCAGTCATAAAATATAGAACTGCTACTTATCGTAGAAGTCGTATGTAAAACAATTTCTTCAAACTGTTCTGAGTCCTCAACGACAAGATTCTTTAATGTATTCCAAAAGTCTTTAGAATTGCTCGATAAATTATGCCCTTCACAGTGATGTTTTACCTCAGTAAAAGTATTACCATCGTATACATCGCCAAAACACTCTATCCAAATAGTTTGATTGGGAGTCGCTTCAAAACACTTTTCTATCGCGATAAGCACTTGGTATACGTACCCTAGATATTTAGGAGTCGCTTGGTTTGAATGTGCTCCTTTCATTAAACATCACTCCTTTTATCCGTTAACGTGTTTCCCCAACTTCCGTATGCCATTTTCTGCTCATCTAAGTAGTCGTAATCTAAATAATGGCTTTGTACGCCACGGTGTACTTTATGACCTAGCATGGTTTCAGCCACATGAAATGGAACACCCATAGCTTCCCACATATTGCGAGCTGTTCTTCGCATATCGTGGTTGGTTGTTCTGGGGAAACCTGCCGCCTCTATCGCATCGGCTAACTTACGACCAAACTCTACAGGCACGTTCTCGGCCATTGGCCTGTCATGTTCAACTCTCACTGGTGGGAACATGATGTCTAGATCAGGATAAATAGCTAACTGATTTCGAATCACCTCTTCTGCCAATGGCGGAATTGCGCGTCGAATTGCCCCGCCCTGCTTTTTCCTGATCTTGTTGTTCTCTGCTGGTACTGTCCACACTAGTGCTTCTAAATCGAAGTCTTGCTTCTTCGCTAAGCGCAGCTCATTACTACGATTGGCAAATATCATCATTAGGCGCAGGAAGTTTTTGTTGCTCTCATGCACACCTATGTCGTCAATAGCTTTCCATAGTGCTTTAACGCCAGCTTCTGTCTGCTTGCTTTTCTTGGTGTCTGTTGGTGCACCCACATCGGTTTTCTTTACTTCTGCAAGCATGTTGTATTTGAGTAAACCGTGGCGAACGGCATAAGACAGAACCTGTTTAAAGCGCGACATGAGATTTGCTGAATGCTTGGCACTCACGCGAATCTTAGCCTTTTGGAATACTGGCATGTAATCGGTCAGTTCTAAATGTTTGGCTTGGCGCTGGCCTAAATATGGGCTGATGTCTGTTCTAAACATCTTCTCTAGTGCTTGCCACTGCTTTACGTTGTCTTTGCCGTGGTGTTCAACCCAATAGTCGATTAAGTCGTCTACTGTACTTGGAAGGGCTTTGTCTGAAGGGTTGATGCCTGTTCTTGGGTCAATGCCTAAAATAACGAGCTCAGCTTTCTTTTCGCGCTCCCGCAATGCATCGCGCATTTTCATGGCTGGGTATTCGCCAAGTTTCATTTTTATGGCTTTACCTAGGTAGGTAACGCGGTAAACCCAGGTCACTTTACCTTTAGGGCTCACACGCACGCCTAAGCCATCTCTATGAGTGACTTCGGGTTGCCCTTTGTAAGGCTTACCTTGTGTGGCTCTTAGCCAAGCATCTGTGATTGCCAT